AATACTTGATTACAACCCTTCTGATGAATACAGCTGGATTTATGATCAGGTAATACCAAGACAAGATTCAGATTTTTATATCACAACATACAAAGACAATCCATTTTTGCCAAAAGATTTGATAAACGAAATAGAAAGGTTGAAAGATGCTGATGCCAATTACTGGCAAGTATATGGACTTGGTCAGAAAGGAAATCAACTTAATACTATTTATACGCATTGGTTGACTTGTGATAAGATGCCTGAAGGCGAAACGGTTTATGGATTGGACTTTGGTTATAACAATCCTTCAGCTATGGTTAAGGTTGTATTTCATGATGGTTCGGCTTATGTTGAGGAAATTATATATGAAACAAAATTGACAACAAATGACCTGGCAGAAAAAATATTATCACTTAACATATCTCAATATGATGAAATATTTTGTGATAATGCTGAACCTAAAACGATTGAGGAACTTTGCCGATGTGGATTAAATGCGAAACCAGCAAATAAGGATGTTGGTGAAGGTATTAAAAAGATTAAGTCAACACCTTTAAACATTCTTGGTAGTTCAACAAATCTTATTAAGGAGTTGAGGAACTATAAATGGAAAACAGATAAGAATAACAAGAAACTTGATGAACCGGTAAAGTTCAATGATCACTTAACGGATGCAATGCGATATGCTATTTATACAAAACTAAATTCACCACAGTTAACCTGGGGTGTCATATAATATGGGAATAATAGATAAATTCATCGATGGTTATTTGCAAAGGAAAGGAATCAATCCATATCCTAAAACACAACCAGCAATTCAAGGGGTAAATAATTCAATCCTACAAAATTATAGCAATGCTGCATACATCACTGAAGGTTACTTGGGTAATTCTGATGTATATAGCATTGTAACTTTCTTGGCTAAAAAAGCCGCATCGATTCCATGGTATGTTTATAAGATGGAAAATGGTGAGAAGGCAAGAACAGCACATTTAAGATATAAACACCTTGTTAAAGGTATGAATAACAAAGGTGCATATGAACAAGCTGTATTGTCAAGAAAGAATGCATACGAGGAAAACATGGTGATGGATTCACCACTTGCAAGATTGTTGGAGAATCCAAATAAAGGACAATCACAGGATCAGTTCTTGCAAAATCTTTTTGGATATAGGATATTGAGTGGTGAAGGTGATATATATGGAAATGATGGTGGCATCAGTGGTGGCAAGTTTGTAGAATTGAATGTTTTGCCTACACAATACATGGACATATATCCTGATCCTAAAGATATTTATGGAATCCTTGGTTATAAGTTAATGGTTGGAAGTGGTGTTGATTTGTCATTAGATCAGGTATGTATGTGGAAATCATGGAATCCTGATTTCAATAATGATACGAGATCACATTTGCGTGGTGTATCACCATTGCAATCAGCATATAAGATATTAAGGATGTCAAATAATGCGGCTGATGCATCTGCGTCAATGGCCGCAAATGGTGGTGCGAAAGGTGCATTGGTACCGGTACCAGTGGCAAACACAATTCCAAAAGTTACACCCGAACAAGCAAGTGAGATACAAAGATTGATATCTGATAGAATCAATGGAACTGGTAATAAGGGAAATATTGGAATAATGCAATATCCATATGACTTTTTAAACTTTGGATTAAGTTCAGTTGATATGGAGTTGATAAAGGCAATGCAACTTACTTTACATCAATGGTGTAGGGTATTTGGATTGCCGATAGTATTATTTGATACTGATACATCATCATATAATAACTATCAAAATGCAATGCGTGATTTGATTACAAATACCATTGTACCTTTGTGTTGTGAATTGAGGGATGAACTTAATAAATGGTTATTGCCAAGATTCAATGAACCTGGTGTATATATCGATTTTGATATTACTTCACTACCTGAAATGCAGAAAGATTTGGAACAAATGGTAAATCAACTGCGAATGGCAGATTGGTTGACATTTGATGAAAAAAGGGATGCAATGAATTATGAGCAAAAAGGTGGTGCATATCAATACAGTTATGTTAGCCAAGGATTAATACCTTTGGAACAAGTTATGATGGATTTAACAATACCAAATGATAACAGCAACAACAACGGACTGGGAGATATGGGAAATGGTAATGGATCGATTTCCTAAAATACCAACTGAACGAACTTGCAAAACTGAAATGATGATGCGGATATCCGCAAGAAATAGTTATAAACAAAGGTTAACTAATGAACGCAAAGCAAAGAAAGGAATACTGGATGAAAGTGCAAAGGCTTCGTGCGACATTAGAGAACAAATATGATAACGGTGTAATTAAATCAATCCAAAAGCAATTTGATAAATTTGCAAAGGATATAAGACAATATGGAAATTCAGGTGCTATAAGTAGGTTGGCACTTGATGCGTGGAATAAGGATTTATATAAGGTCTTTGAACAAATGTATAAGGAATCAGCCATTGTATTTGGCAATGCTACATATAGGGCATTAAAGATACAAGCAAATCAAAAGGCTGATACTTTTGGATTCAATCGTGAGTGGACTAATGAAGTATTAAAGTTCTTATCAACAAAAGGATTTGAACTTGTTAGCTTGATAACCAAAACAACAAGGGACAAACTGATAGCAATTGTTGAGCAAGGAATAAATGAAGGTCTTGGTGTTGATGACATTGCCAAGTTGATTCTTGCTGATGATACAATCGGTTATGTGGCATTCAGGGCGAGAAGGATTGTGAGAACTGAAGTAATGAGGGCCAGTAACATTGCTGCAATGAATGGTGCAAAATCACATGGATTTGAAGTTGATAAGCAATGGATTAGTGCGAGGGATAGCAGAACGAGAAGGATTCCACAAGACGAGTTTGATCATGTTGAGATGGATGGTGTTGTGGTTGAATTTAATGAACCATTTACATCAACTGGAAAGAAAGGTGAACCAGTGGTAGCAATGCAACCAGGTGATTTGTCAGCACCAGCAGGATTTACAATCAATTGCAGATGTGCAGTTGGTTTTATACCTAAAAGAGATAATAACGGTAATTTAATATTTAAACCAAGGCTTCATGCCGCAACATTTGGATAATGCCGATATATAGATGCGATAATGGAAAATATAGGATTGGAAACGGTGAATGTATGTACACATCACATTCATCAGCACAAAGAGCTTATGTTGCTTATTTAGCTGACAATCCTAATGAAGCTGCAAAGATTCAGGCTGAAGAAAACAAGGCAATTGATATGAATAAAGTATCATTTGATTTTGATGATACCATTGAACTTGAAAGATATCAGAACATTGCAAAGAAACTGATGGATGAGGGTAAGACAGTTTATATTGTTACGAGAAGGCAAGAATCGATGAGCAAGGCAGTTTATGAAGTTGCTGACAAATTAGGAATTCCACATTCAAGGGTTTATTTTACTAATGGTGAATATAAATGGAAAACGATAAAACGATTGAACATAGGAACACATTATGACAATAATCCTGAAGAAATTAAATTAATAAGAGAAAATACAGAAGCACAAGGTAAATTGATAAATCAAAAAAGTATGATATACAATTATAAGTCATATGACTTGGAAGTTAAAGATGTTGATGCCAAAAATGGCATTGTTGCTGGTTATTTTTCAGCATTCGGGATGGTCGATTCTGATGGTGATATAATAATGCCAGGATCATTTAAAAGGTCTATTCAAGATTGGGGTGTTGATGGAAAACAAAGGATTAAACATTTGCTTAATCATAATCCATCACAGCCATTGGGTAAATTAACTGTACTTAAAGAGGATAATTACGGACTATATTACGAATCAAAGATTGGTTCACATCAACTTGGTAAGGACTTTATCAAAATGGTTGAAAGTGGACTAATAAATGAACATTCAATTGGATTTAAGACATTGGGTGAGCAAAAAGGTGCTGATGCTAATGAGATTTACGATGTAATGTTATTTGAAGGATCATCACTTACAGCATGGGGTGCAAATGAGAATACACCATTAATCGGTATGAAAGGCATTAAAAATATAGAGAAAATTCAAGATCAGATAAAGGCATTTGAGAAGTTTATCAGAGATTCTGATGTAACCGATGAAACAATTGACCTTTGTATGATTAAAGTAAAACAACTTGCACAAACTGTTGAGCAAATGCAAACAAGTAGCACACCGGCAGCGGAAGCACCAGTGCAGCAAAAGGATGAAAGTAAAGAGTTTGAGCAATCATTAATAAATATTATAAATAAATTCTAAAACAAAATGGAAAATCTAAAACAATTTGAATCTGCACTTGAAGCAAAGTTGGCAGAACAAAAAGCTGAAGTGGCTTCAGTTACAGAAAAAGCTACAAAACAATTTGAAAGTAAAGTTGAGCAAATCAACGAAACACTTTTGAAAACAAATAAGAGTGTTGAAGAAGCAAGGGCTGAAGTTCTTGAAGCAAAGGCTGCATTTGGTCGTATTCAAGCTGGTGCTGAAAGAAAGGTTGCTGGTTCTTATGCTGAACACATCATGGACATTAAAAATGGCATTGGTGCATCAATCGAGAAAGGATGGAATGATATCAAATCTGCTGCAAGGGGTAAAGGTACCGGATTTGCTGCTGATCTTGATATGAAAGCTGTTCAAGTAATGACTGAAGGTACTAACTTGACTGGTAATATTTATGTATCATATGCTGATAACATGAGCATGAGGTCTTACGTTAATCCACACCTTCGTTCTATCTTTAACATCCTTCCAGTTGCAACTGGTTCAGTATCTTTCCCAAGGGGTAATTCACCTGTTGGTGAAGGTTCTTTCGGTAAGCAATCTGAAGGATCAGGTAAGGCACAAGTGGATTATGATGTAACAGTTGTAAACACTGCATTGTCATTCATCGCTGGTTATGCTAAAGTAAGCCGTCAGATGATTGATGATTTGCCATTCCTTCAAGCATATTTGCAATCTTCATTGGTTGAAGATTTCCAAAAGGCTGAAGATACATATTACCTTAATGCAATCGCATCTGCTGCAACTGCTGGTTCAACATCTGAATCTGCAACTGCTGCGAAGTTTGTTGATTATGTTGCACAATTGGGTGCTTTGAACTGGAACGCAAATCTTATCTTGACAACCTTTGCTGGTTGGGCCAATGTTCTTAAAACATTGCCAAGTGGTGGTTCATACAGTGTTCCTGGTGGTATCACTATTGATAATAATGGTAATGTTCGTATCATGGGTATTCCTGTTGTTCCTCATTCTTTAGTAACTGCGTCAAAGGCTTATGTTATCGACACAAGCAAATATGCAATTGCTCAACAAAGTGGTCTTTCAGTTCGTTCTACCGAATTTGATCAAGACGACTTTATTAAGAATCTTATCACTTTCCGTTGTGAGGCAAGATGTGAATTGCTACAATTCCAACCAACAGCGGCTATTTACGGTGCAATCTAATTTATAGATATAACCGAAAGGGGGTGAAAATCCCCCTTTATTTTTATTTTATGCCATATTCATTTGACTATTTTAAGAATGATGTCAAGTACCATATAATGAAGAATATTCCGCATTATGCGAAAGTTCTTGATGTTGGTGCTGGATCAGGTAAGTATGGATCAATGTTAAAGCATTATTTCGGTGGCATTGATGCACTTGAAATATTTCATCCATATATTGTAAAATTTGACTTACATTCTATATATAACCGCATTTTTTGTGCAGATATAATGGAATTTGATATAAGTGAGTTTGATTATATCATTTTAGGTGATATAATTGAGCATTTAACAATTGAAAATGCACAAGAATTATTAAGTTATATTAATAACAGCAATAAAAAGTGTCTTGTTGCAATTCCTTATCAAATGGAACAAGATGAGGTCGGTGGAAATGCCCATGAGAAGCATTTACAGCCCGATTTAACCATTAATAACTTTATTGAAAGGTATCCATATATGAGATTGCTATTTAACAATGAATTATATGGTTATTATGTTAATTACGATTTTATATGAATATAGTTTGTTCAATACATTTATACCCACCAAAACACAATTGTGGTGCTGAATATATGCTTCACAGAATTGTTAAGTTTTTACAATCGAAAGGGCATAATGTTAGGGTATTATTACATCAAGCGAATTATTATAAAATAACTAACAATTATAATTTTGATGGTGTTGATGTATTTCCACCAAATCAAAATGTAATTGAGAATTTATTTAATTGGGCTGATATAGCATTTACGCATTTAGATTATACTAAATGGACTATATCTTATGCAGCAATGAAAAAAAAGCCAGTATTTCATTTAATACACAATTCATATCCATATCCTGAAATTATACAAGCAGAGAAAAATCAACATATTGTGTATAATTCCAATTGGATAAAAGATGAATTGGGATATAAATTTGATAACTTTACTTTGCATCCACCAATAGATTACACATATTTTGACTACGATTCTGATCCAGGTGCGAATGAATTTATCACTTTAATTAATCTGAATGAAAACAAAGGTGG